AACTTCCCCAATATCGCCCAAAAATTCAGCCATCGATTATGCCACGTCGATCCACTCAGCGCCTCGGCTGTCGCGGTACAGATCGGTCATTGTGGCCGAACGGTGACCGAGCAGTTTCTGCGCATCACGGCCTTCGGCCTCATGGAGGCGTGCTGCCAGCGAGCGCTGTTCGTGAAAGGACGGCGGCTGCCGGCCGAAAGTTATCCCCAGCTTCGCGCCTGCCTTGTCGCGAGCTTCGGCAAACGCGGAGCTCAGGGTGTCCAGCACAACTGGTTGGCCAGCCTTTGCCCGTCCTGGGGCCTGGGCATGATGCACCAGGTGTTGTGACAGAACGCGATCGCGGCACTGCTTGACCACTTGATTCAGGTCCAGACCGACAGACTCCAGGCGAATCTCGGTACTGATTCGAAGACGGGCGCCGGTCTTTGACTGCACAACGTGCAGGAAACCGTCGTGAACGTCCTTGAACAGCATCGATGCGATATCGTCGCGGCGCTGTCCGGTGAGCACTGCCAGCTCCATCGCACGGCGCAGCCAAGGCTTTTCGGCTTCTTCGTATATTGCCTTCCACAGCTCCAGCGTCAGCCGCTCGCGCTTGATGCTCACTCGCGCGGCCTTCGTCACTTCGACCGGGTTGGCGCCGACCCAACCCCTGGCCATGGCCTCGACGAACACGTCTCGCAACAGCGAGCGCATCGCCCGGGCCATCTGCGCCTTGCCTTCTTTGGCCATGCCCGTCAGGTAGTCGGCCACATCCATCGTTGTGATGTCCTTGATCCCTTTCGACCCAAACACCCCATCAAGGCGGTTAATCCGCATGCCGACGTTTTTGTTGCTGCTGGCCGACAGCTTGCGCTCGGTGAAGAGCTCGCGGTACTCCACCAGCCATTCCGAGAACAGCTTGCTAGGCGCTGGCGCCGGGGTGCTTATCCGTTCGGTGAGGGTTGGCTTGATGGCGTCAGCGTGATTTGCGGCGACGGCCTCACGGATGGCCGCCTCCTTATCTTTGCCCAGGCCGAACACGCGACCGCTCACCGGGTCGCGGTAGGTGTAATAGGTGACGCCGTTTCGGGCGTCGGTCTTGCGGTAGAGATTGGGCGGAAGATCCTTTGACCCGGTGTTACGCGGCCTGGGCGCCATTGCGTGCTCTCTCTATTCTGTTGATCAGCGTGCCTCCGACAATCCGGACTGGCTGCAGGTCAGGTTCTTGGTAGTGGGCGTCGGATTCTACATAGTAGTTGCGCCCATGCTTGACCGGTGCCGGAGCGATCCGGCCTTCTCGCGCCCATTTGCGCAAGGTGTTGGGGCTTGGTGGCGTCTTGAACTCGGCTGCCGCCCATTCGTCCAGGGTAACTTTGGTCATGATTTCTCCATGCCGCCGCAGAAGGCAGAGGGTTGATTTGCTATTTGTGTTTTTTGAATAGGAGGAAAAGCGCAGGGGTGACGCGAGTTGAAAATTCAAATTTCGCAACGATATAGATAGGTAAGCCAGGGATTTTCGAGGTAAGTTCGTTGCGTCGGCTCAAGCAAAATCATCTTCAGTCGATGATGTATAAGCAGTGCTCATCGCTTCCTTGATTCCTTTTTCTGGCGGAACTGCTGTGTTGAGCTAATGTCCTAGCAAAGGAGGGAGGACAGGTTAAAAGTGAAAAAAGGAGATGGCTGATAGAGAAATGCCATCGGTAAATTCATAAAAATGTTATTGACGAACCATGTGTGTGTGGTTGATTGTGGGTTAAGGCTTGTTGACACCGAGGGTTGCTCCTGTAGAATCCCGCAACATTTTTTCGGTTTGTGGGGTTGGTAAGGATGAGTCCGATGGAGAAAGTAGAAGCTGTACGACACCTGTACGACGCCCTGCTCCACGCTGCAAACCGTGTGCTGCATCAAGCCAAGAATTTCCACATCAGTGTGCTTCAGCTAGAAAACCCGACTTATGCTGAAGTAGCCGCACAGTTTAGAGAAGTCGCATCGCTGATTAGCTTTTTGGCTAGCCAGATTGACGATTCACTAACTGGTGCAAAAGCTGATGAGTACGTTTCTTGCATGGAGGGTATTGCACTAGCTATTGACGCTGACGATGCGAATGCCCTTAACGAATTTGTGAAACAACTAGACGCGAGGCCTTTCCTGTGAAAAAGCTATCTGACTTCGAATTTGCCGCCATTGCTCGTAAAGCAGCCGCTATTCTCGAGTCCATTGAAGCCAAGCTAGACGCCATTGATTTGGCACTAGAGTCTCATGTGGACACTAAGAAAGCTGCTTGATAGCTAGCCACTGTCAAAAAAGCCTCGCCTTTTGCGGGGCTTTTTGTTGTCTAAAAATCGCCAAACCGTCGTGATTTATCACTCGCCATCACCGGCTGACTTTAAAGGAAAAGGGAGTTAGCGCGGGCGGGAGTACAAATGTACTCCTATACGCCCGGGCGGCCTTTGAATGCCAGCCATATGTAGTGGCGGCCCTTTGCGGTGACTTTGATCTTGCTGGTCTGCTTGTTCCAACTGATCAAGCGCAGCTCGTCCAGGATGGTGGTGAGCGTATGTCCCTGGTGCCAGCCGGCCAGCGCCTTGATACAGCCTTGGGCCAGCAGACCACGGAAGTCATCGTGGCCAAAGTTGGTGCCCTGGAAAGAGCCCTGCATCTGCTCATCGGTCACAAGGTCGGTTACGGCTTTTACGTTCGGGTCGAGTCGGTAGCTTTTGTGGGTCATGGCAGTTCGTCCCCGACGATCATCTTGCAGGGACCGAGCCGCACTTTTGTAATTTCTGCCAGCAGTTCATCAATCCGCTGATCCGCTCCGTTCAGGCGCAGCTGCAGGGCTTGCTCGCGAGCTTTCGATTCCTCAAGCACCCTGGAAAGCCAGCGGATGCGATCCTTGGCGGCGGTGAGCCAGACGACCGCCGAGTGATAGCCCGGTGTTTTGCGAAGCAGGGCGTTTATGTTCAGCGGCTCGTTCCCATGTAGGAACATGCCGTTGGCCAGCTCATCATCGGTCAGCTCACCGAGGGTCAGCGCTGCACGCTGGCAGTTGTAGTGGTCGCCATGGGGATCGGCCTGGCCTTCTTGCCGCCACTTCGCTGCTGGGGTTTTCTGCGTTTCGCTCATCATGCAATCTCCACCGATTCCAGATCATGGGCACTCGCAATCGGCTTCGGCGTGTAGGTCAGCGTGCCGTTGAGAATCGCCTCCTTGATTGCTTCGAACTCCCAGGCGTAATACTGCGATTCGACATAGACCCGCATCTCGCCGTAGTCGTGCTTCTTGCGCCGGATGAATGCCTCGGCTGCGTCCTTCGTGAAGTGGCTATTCACGATCTCCCAGTGATGGTTCCAACCGGTTACGGTGTGGTCGTCGAGTTCTGCCAGGAACTCCCACTGGTCATCTTCATCAAGCTCAAGGAAATCGCACTCGTTGCTTTCTTGAGTGGCCCGGTTTATCTCAGCCTGCTCGTCTTCATCGAGGTCCTCCCAGTATTCAACCGGGGTGAACCACGATTGATCTTCAAGGCACACGACCAGGCCCTCGGCATAATCCGGCGCGAAACCGTAATCGATTCGCTTGGTCTGCACGGTGAACAGCGCGGCGGCTGTGTGGTGCCATTTAACGCCGGCGCCGTTGCAGTCATGGCGAAGGCGTTCTACGAAGTCGGCCCAGGTCGCGGCGTCGAGGTTGTGGCCGATCGCCAGGCTCCGCACCGGCTCAGCGATTTTGTTTTCTGTGGGCATGGGGCGTCCTATGCCGGGTCATGCCCGGGCGGTGGAGGAGAGGGTTATGCGGCGTAACTGGCTTCGGGAACCCAGTCAGCAAACCCAACTTTTGGAACTCCGGTCTTTGCATTAATGAGTGGCTTGCCCTTGGCATCGACCAGAACGGCTTTCGTCCTGATGCGCAGGTCGCGGCAGGTGATGCTTCCGCGCGCCATCTCCATGAACTGCTGGGCGTACTGGGGGGCATCGAAAAACGGTGAAAGCCGAACGCACTTCTTGCCGGCCATAATCTTCGCCACCTGAGCCTCTACTGCCTCTTCCCACTCACGAATCGTCCGTTCGAGTCGCTTCCCATCTGCTGTTTTGTGGGTGCTTGTGTTTTCTCTGGCCTCTTCGCGAGCCCAGTTCTCACTCATTCCGAATACGGCAAATGTGCTCATGGCATCACTCCAGGCAGTCGAGCGCTTTTTGCAACAGTTCGTTCGGTGACAGCTCCCGCTCTTCAGGGTCCATCGCGCGACGAATCCACACGCAGGCTGTTTCCATGTAGTCGCGCAGACTGTCCGCTTCCTCTTCAGATTCTTCGTGGGCGCTTTCGAGGCGACGGATGTCTTCGCGCAACTCTTCACGCTCGGCGCTCGGGTCGATGCTCTGCGAAGTAAGACGGCGAGTCAGTTCGGCGGCGGCCGCCGGATCAAGCGCGGCGTAGTGCAGGCACTCTTCGTCGCTCAAAGCATTTGCGGGAATGCTCATTGGTTATCTCCAGTCAGGCGCCGCCCTTCGTCCGAAGTGCGGCGTTACGGTGAGTGTCAGGCGGCTGCGCGCTTGAGTTGGTCGGTGAGCTGGGTCGGCAGACTGCGCAGAGTCAGGGTGCCACCGGCTTCGTCGAACTCGACTTTTGATCCGAGCAGGTGCTGCTCGAAGCTGATCGACAAGCCATCGATGCGGCCGGTGAAGCGCCGGAATTTGTTTAGGGTCTTCTTGTCCGGCGGCAGAGTGGCGGAAAGCCCGTAGTCTTTAGCCTGGATGAAGTCCGCGAAGTTCTTCGGCTGGTCTTCATCGAGCAATTCCGACAACTCATCGATGGTGATCGCCTCGCCAAGTTTGGCCTGGGCCATCGCGTAACTGACTAGCGTGTTGGTCTTCTCGCGGGCGGAATCTTCGGTCAGGTCTTCGCTTTCAACAAAGTCGCTGAACGCCTTGAGCAGAGTGCGGGTCTCGCCCGGGCCGTCGACACCTTCCTGACAGCCGATGAAGTCGCGAAAGTAATCATTTGCCTTTCGGCCGTTCTTGCCCTTGATGAACGAGATGTACTGGCGGGATGCTGGATTGCTCTTCCACTCGCTCAGATTGATCCGTGCGGCCAGATGGATGTGATCCAGATCCAGGCGTCGAATTGGCTGTAGCGTCAGCCCGTCGGTCATCGCAACCGCTTCGGTTTCCTGCACTAGGGCAATGATTAGGTAATCGGTCAGGCCCTGCTGGTAGTGGCAGAACAGGGCGTTGCCACCGACCGAAAGATTCGACTCTTCCATCAGCTTCGTCAGGTGCTCGACAGCGTTGTCGCTGAAGGACACGAAGCCTTCGTCGCCAGCCAGGTACTTGCCGAGCCATCCACTGAAGGGGAAGGCGCCAGACTCAGCGTGAAAGAATCCCCAGGCCTTGCCAGCCTTGGCGTTGTAGCTTTCGTTGAGCTGGTTGATCAGATCGTCGCGGGTTTGGCTCTCGGCCAATTCGGCGCCGCTGTAGTGCAGGATCGCCGGGCTGCCGTCGGGCTTCTTGTCGATTTTGTGGATGATGCTGTGGAGAACAGGCATTGCGGTTACCTCAGGTAGGCGCCGCCCTCCGTCACCGGATGCGACAGTGGGTTTACGGTTACGCCAAGCGAATGCTTCGAGCGATGCGTGGAGTTTTTGTGATGGCGCCTTTGTGATGCAGGCGCGCTACTCGTTCGCACATCGCGTTACCGTAAACACCGGCAGAGGCGGCCAGCTCGGCGATGGTGGGTGAGTAACCATTCTGTTCGATGAAGGTACGGATCAAGCGCAGTGTCTCGGCTTCGATCTGGGTGATTGGTTTGCTATTCGACATGGTGTTCAGCCTCGCGTTTGGCGAAAGCTTTGAGCTGTCGCGACTGCTTTTCCGTGATTACGATTTCAGGTCGCGACATGTTTGCAAACTTGCCTGATTCATAGGCTGTTGCCTTGGCGAGGTTGATCAGCAGCGTCGACACCGTCTCTTGCCATTCCTCGAAGTCGTGGCGCTCACCCAGCACATCAAGTGCATCAGCCAGCGCTTTCGAAACAATCAGGGTGCGTTTCTCGGCGCCAATCCGGTCGAGCAATGCTTTCTCCTTGGCGCGCTTGTCACGCTGGATCTGTGCGTTGTCTTTCGCCACTACTTCTTCCTCTTCTTTTTCGGTATGCCCCGACCGTGTGCGAGCCAGCCGGCGGCGATGACCGTGTCACCGACCTCGGCAATCAACTCAGTCACTCGCTCATTTACAGCTGGCACCAGGTCGAACATCAGCGCGCAGGGCACTGTCATTGCGTGGATGGTCTTCTCGCCGCTGGGCAGGGTCAGCCAGACGCTGACGTCCCACCGAATCGGCTTCGATGGCCGGGTGCCTCTCGGCATGGTGTGGCCGCCATTCGGGCCGATGGTGTGCAGCACTGTCATCGTCATGGCTGAGTCCGCTCGGAGGGAGGTGGATGTGCGTCTGCCGCCGGCGCTGGCGCACCTGGTTGTTGAGGCGCTTCACGATGTGAACTTGAAGCCGTTCTCGCGGGCGATGAGCCGGGCGCGTTTGGCTTCCATCCCGCACTCTTTGGCGGCCTTAGCGACTGGTGTGCCTGCCTCGGCCAGTTCCTTCAGCCTGGGCGCGATCTTGTCCCGCTCGGCGCGCAGCTTGTTGCTGTGAGTGGTGGTGAACATCGGCACTTCAGCGCTGACGCCGCTGGCGATCTCCTGCACCGTTTTGCCGGCGCCGAAGAACTGCTCCAGCTTCTGGTTCAGGTTCTGGATGATTTCATCCCGCGGGTGGGGCATTGGTACGCCGATCATTTCCGCTCACCCGACAGCGAGAGCTTGATGCCGTCGGCGCGCGCTTCCAGTACCTGGGCGAAGTTGACTGCCTCTTTCCACGTCCAGCGGAAGCCCTTGGTCAAGCCAGTCGAACGCTCGACGATGTGATAGGCGTTGCCCTTTGTTTTGACCTGGTAGCGAATCTCTTGCACTGGCTGCTCCTGGCCGATCATGGCGTAGAACGCGGCGGTGGCGATGCTTGCACGAGCACGCAGGGCGGCAACCCCGTCGACTCGCTGTTGAAGTGATGGATGCATGGCGATTCCTCGGTGGGGTTGCGTGTATTCGTCAGCACTCGGGCCTCCTGCTGGTTGCCGTTGGGCGCAGGGGAGAGTGCTGACGGATAAAAGCAGGCGTAAAAAAGCCCGAGATCACCCGGGCTTTTGTTGGCGTCACGAAGACCTCCCTACGTGAGAGCCTCCCAAGCCCGCTACTGGCGACGGCCTGGGTTTGTTTCATCAGCGGTGACCTTGAACTTTGGGGCGGCCTACCGGTTGCCCGGATGGTGCGCGGTGACACCGTCGGCCAAGATGTCCGCTGCCTGTCAGGGTGTTGGGCGCAGCCTTCAGGCTTACTGCGCTACACAGGTGAATCGTTGATCTACTTCATGGGCAATCTCCAATTGCTCGCTCACTGGTCAGGCAGTGGCCACCTATTGAATGGGTAATGCAGGGGGCCGCATTGCGCGGTGCAGAATCGTCCGCATCGGGGTGTGATCTGGCCGGTGCTGATCTCCGGGACAGGACGGTAGCGGTCTTTGACCGTCCGCATTTGTTAGGGAAGGCTCCATGGACGCTTGCGCGCATCAGCCTGCGCATTCAGATCACACTCCGATGCGGCCTGGTGCTGGGGAGTACCAGGTGCTCGGGCCCGGGGTTGCACCGGACTTCCACGTCACCATTACTTTTATATGGGGTTCATACGTGTAGTTCGCCCATTTCCGTAGGCCTTTCGCCATCCCGCTGCCCACTCAGTGAATGGGCAGAAGTGATGCTTTCTACTTGTCGCCAAGAAGCTCAATGCCAGTTCGCAAACCACTTGCATCAAGGACAAGATCTGGCGCCCATCCGCCCTTACATACCCGGAGCCATTGTTCGTAGCTTGCCGTTGATTTGCCGAAGGAGCTGGCACCGTTGTCCGCAAGCCAGCGCGCAAGCTCTTCAGGGGTCGCGAATGCTGGGCTGATCGGAGTTCCTTCGCTGGTGTCCTCGTACATCATGTAGTGAGTACGCTCGGCGTCAGGCCAAACTGGCATGTAGTCGTCAGGGTCTGGTCGACGTCCTGCCCACTCTTCATACGGTTGTTTTTTGTCATCATCATCGGCGTAGTCTGGAAATTCACCGGCAGCCCATTTCGCCGCTTGCTCATCCCAGTCTTCGGTCCGACCTTTCAAGTCGCAGCCTTCGTAAAGCGCTCGGTAGCGAACTTGACCAGTGCCGTAGAAACCGTCATATGGATGCTTCCAATCGGCTGGCACCATCCTTACTTCACGTCCCATCGTCTTGCCCTCGCTTATTCAGCCTGGAGCGCTTCGATCGCCTGGCGGTAATCTGCAGCGTTGGTGCGGTTGTTCGCGGCATCTTCGAACTGGCCTTCTCGTTCCTGGATCACGGCGTTGTTCTCGCAGTTGGATGCGTGGATTTCGAGCTGGGATATTGCTGCTGCATGCTTCATGGGTGATTACCTGTCGGTTGTCATCCCAAGCAGCCCTCGCGAGAAGGCTGCTCAGTGATGCTGTCCGTCCAATTACCGCCGGAAGGGGCGGGGCGCATTGCATGCCGGGTCATTCACACGGTTCTGGCGTTTCACCATCGAGCAGCCGTCCAGGTTGTTCCTGTCGTTGGCAGGCTTTCGGGCCTGTCTACTCGCCGGTCGCCGGTAGAGGCAATGCGGTCTGTTGTATGTGTTGCGCTGACTGTTAAAGAGCGGCGAGCTGTTTTTGCTCTGGCGCCCTGTTTGTTGGCGCTGAAGTAAATTTAGCCGTGGGCTAAAGATCAGTCAATAGCTTAGAGCTAAATAAATTTAGCTTGAGGTGAAATTGTCTGAGTCGTGGAGGATATGAAAGGGAATTCGTCATCGGTCTTTACGCGGGTATTAGCATCAAGCTAATATTCTGAACGGCTGTACATATATACAGTAATCAAGGAGTAGCTGATGGCAAGCGCGCAGAAGAGAAAACCGCAAGAGTCAAAGCCGATATCAGGAGTGGAGCGCCTGACTCTTAGAGTTTCGAACATGATCAATCACCCAATTGCCCAGGATCGGAAGTGGGCGACGATCCATCGGCTAGACACTGATGGGGATAGGGAGTGGGAGGAGGTGATGGGAGCGCTTGCCGATGTGGACAGCATCGAGATGACCTTCAACGACGAGGACGATTCAGTTACGCTCCGATGGGAAGCTCCAGCGGATGAAGACCCCCGCGTAGAAGCTCATGAAGAGTTCGATGCGGTGGAAGAACTAGCACCTTTCTGACGGGCACAAAAAAGCCCGCCGAAGTGGCGGGCTTTGATTTGTTTCAACCGGTCAGGCTTTTCTGGCGTTCCAGATCAGTAGCACCTTGGCATGAATGGTCACGTCATCGATCCGGGCTGTCTGGTTTTCATAGTGGGGGTTGTCAGAAATCAACCGATAATGATCCTCGTCGAGGCGCATAACTCGCTTGATATACAGCTCGTTATGCCATGTCAAAACGTAGATCCCTTCTCCGATAAAATCCCGTACACCCTTATCGACAATGACTAAATCCTTGTCATTAATGGTGCCTTCCATGCTTTGGCCCCACCCGTTGATCATCCCCAATGATGTCTTGGATGTGTAGGTGACGCCTTTCTCGCGCAGGATGTCCTCGCGTACCACGAGATTTCGAACAACCTCCGTATAGTCAGGAGGCACCTGGCCGTGGCCCATTGCGGCGCGAATGTCGTACTGAGGAATGACGATTTCTTCATTCGTGGGGCGCAGGCTTGCAAGGCTCCCCGAAAGTTGATGGGGTAGCCCATCATCAGGCTCTTCGGCAGCCGCGACAATGCGATCTCGCGCCTCAATTGAGAGGCCTTTCACCTTTGCAAGCATCTGCTTTACCTGATCGGCGGCCGATGAATTTGAATCAGTGACTGGCGCCATATTGCTTTCTTTAAGATCAGGACTGGCCGACTCATCGTCGTTCGGTAGAGCGTCAAACCATCCCCGCGGTAACTTCTCCACCATTTCAATCCGGCGAGCAACGTCATCGCCCAAGTTCTTGGCGGTCTTATCCGAAAGAATTTGGCTCAGGTGTGCGGGCGCCATACCCCAGCGCTCGGCGCAGACGCCTTTTTTCTGATCACCGATCAACTTCATGAGTTGGCGTTTGCGAATTGCATAGATATCCATACAAGCAAGGATGCCAGTCTTTAGCTCAATGCTAAATGTGCCCACAGCTAAATATTCCTTGCTCATATATTAGCCCTAAGCTAAATTTCTCCTACGTTTAGGAGATTCCCAATGAATGACCACTTGCGCGATTGGCTCGCCAACGCAACAGCCGACCGACGTCAGCTGGTTGCTGATGCTGCCAAGACCACCGTCGGACACCTTTGGCAGCTTGCAGGCGGTCATCGGAAGGCATCTGCCGAACTTGCCGAGCGCCTTCAGGACGCCTCAAACGGCGAGATCACTATCGCTGGTCTTCGACCCGATCTTGTTGAGCTCGCACACAAGGTTCTTCGCGGCGCCGCTTAACCACCATTCCGTTAGAAACATTTTGCTATGCGTGATGGTACGCAGCCACTGAAACAAATTTGAGGTTTTACGAATGGAAGATTTCTTGAGGGCTTGCCACACCACCATCAAGGAAAGCGGGGCAGAGGAGCTGGCCGGGAAAATGTGCATGGCGCACGTGAGCCTGCTCCAGCGCTCGAACCCTGACAACGCAGCGCATCACCTGACCATCGAGCATCTGTTCGGCGTGCTGCTGCATACGCAGGACATGCGCCCGCTGATTGCCCTCGCTGATCAGTTCGGCTTTGACCTGGTGGCTCGTGAGAAGCCAGCCGCAAAACCACTGATGGTTGCACTGGGGCACCTGTCCGCTGAGTGCGGTGACGTTGGTCGATTGATCTTCGACGCGACAGCGGACAACCACATCAGCCAGCACGAAAAAGCCCAGGGCGAGAAAGCAATCCTTGAAGCGATTGATGCGCTGCAGGTCCTGCGCGAATCCCTCAAGGCTGCCTGAGTTCCAGACACAAAAAAGCCGACGGTCGAGGTCGGCTTTTTCAACAGCGGCAAAACTTTGTGGAGATGATTATGCACAACCAGATCACCCCCGGCAATACCAGCCATGTCGCGACACTTTTCCATCAAGAGCAAAACGTGTCGCGACACACTATGTCGTCACGCGAGATTGCCGAGCTGACCGGAAAGCGTCACGACAATGTGCTGGCTGATGTCCGCGGCATGCTTGCAGAGTTGAAAATAGATGTCCTGACTTTTCAGGGTATCTATCTCGACAGCATGAACCGCCAGAAGATTGAGTACCTGCTGGATCGAGAGCACACAGATTGCTTGCTGACTGGCTACAGCGCAGCAATGCGCATGGCAGTGATCAAGCGCTGGCGCGAACTTGAGGGTGGCGGTCGCGTCATCGCCACGCTCCCCGATTTCTCCAATCCCGCCGCCGCTGCACGTGCTTGGGCTGAACAGTTCGAGCTTCAGCAGGCTACCAGTCAGGCGCTGGCTGTTGCCGCACCCAAGGCCGCCTTCGTTGATCGATACGTTGTTTCGACTGGCCTCCTCGGATTCCGCCAGGTAGCGAAGCTCCTTAAGGCTAATGAGCGCGAGCTTAAAGAGATGCTTCTGAGCGAAGGGATTATGTATTACCTCGGAAAGGATCTAACCCCCAAGCAAGAGCACATCGCTGCTGGGCGGTTCGAGATGAAAGCCGGTACGTCTTCCCGCAATAGCCACTCGTTCACGATTACCGGCTACACGCCAAAGGGTGTCGAGTGGGTTGCGGGCAAGTGGGCTGCCTACAGCATGCGGAGGGTCGCGTAATGGCCGGCGATTGGATCAAGTTCGAGCTCACCACCCTGGACAAGCCCGAGGTCTGCCAGATAGCGGACCTGGCTGATATCGACCCTGATGCTGTTGTCGGCAAGTTGATGCGGGTGTGGGGGTGGTTCGATCAACAAACCGAAAACGGTAACGCTCCGAGCGTTAGTAAAAAGTTACTGGATCGTCTCGTTGGCGTTATCGGTTTCTGTGAACACATGAAATCGGTTGCCTGGATGATTGAGGCAGAGGGCGTTATCAGCCTGCCGCATTTCGATCGTCACAACGGCAAGACCGCCAAAAACAGGCTTCTCACCGCAAAGCGCGTGGCGAATCACAAGGCCAGCAACGGTAAAAGTAACGCTTCGAACGTTAGCGGTGCGTTACCTAAAGAAGAGAAAGAGAAGAATAAAGACCCTCTCTCTGCGCGTGATCCCGTTGACCCTCGCATGCCCAGCGAGATGACCCTCGACTGGCAGCCTGACGCCAAACTGCTGAAGACCTATGCCACCCATTCCGGCGTGGCACTCACCATGTTCACCGATGAGGTGCGCCGCGCATTCACCGCGCACTACGAACCCCGCGGTCAGGTGAACACCCAGGCCGAATGGGTGCAGATGCTGGTCAAGTGGGTGCTCAACGACAATGCCCGGGCAGCGGCTTCGAATGTGAAGCAGTTCAAGCCGAAGCACGCACCTGCATCTGATTTCGATGATAGCGACACCGACTGGCCGAACGGGGTGACGTCATGAAGACCGTCTCTGTGATCGCTCAGGACCTTTGGGCTAAAGGCCAGACCGGTGAGTTCATCGCGGCAGGGGATGCAACTCCGGTAGCGAATGAATCTAACAGCACGTTGGTGACAGCCATCAACGAGTTGTTCAAGGAACTGCGTTCCATCCGCTCGGCGTGGCGTCAGGCATGGCCGGACAAGGAAACCTATCAGGCTTCGAAACGCCAGTGGTTTCAGGCTTTTCTCGAGGAAGGCATCTGCACTCAGGGACAGATCGATTTCGGCATGGCCCAAGTGCGTAAGCAGCCTGGTGATTTCATCCCGAGCCCCGGCCAATTCATCGAGTGGTGCAAGCCGACACCTGAAATGCTTGGTTTGCCACCGCTTGCCGCCGCACATCGGGAAGCATGCCGTAACGCGCATCCGGGCATGGCAGGGCAGGGCAAGTGGTCGCACGACGCGGTGTGGCACACGGCCAAGGAATGCGGATTTGAAAGCCTGAACAAACTTGATACGGCGCTCAGCCTGAAGCTGTTCGAGCGCAATTACACCATCACCATTCGCCGTCTGCTGGCTGGCCTGCCTCTTCAGCCGATGCCGAAGGCGCTGCCCGCTCGCATCGTGGTGAAGGCAACACCTGAAGTTGGCCTCGGCGCCCTTGCACAGCTGCGCGCCACGCTGGGAGGTGCCCGTGGTTAATCCGTATCTCGTGACGACAGACCCGGCGGATTACCGCTTCGCCGTGCACTGCTGCAGCTACAAGTGGGAGCTCACCGACAAGCCCGATCGCGCTGTGGCGTTGTTCGAGCACTCGTCGGCCGCCTTGAAGTTCGGCCAAGTGATGTGGCCATCCACCTACGAAGTAATCGATCGAACCACGGGGGAGCGGGTATGCGCGTGACCTCGAAGAAACTCCGCAACTCGGCCAATGGCCAAGACTGCACCGTTCGCATGCCGGGCATCTGCAACTTCGATTCAACAACGACCGTCCTTGCGCACCTGCCGTGCGGGCAGAAGGGAATAGGAATGAAGGGCTTTGACACTGTCGCGGTATACGCGTGCAGCGCCTGCCATGACGTCATCGATGGCCGCGCCGCCGGCACCGTTGATTGGCACGACATGCCGCGGGCCATCGCCGAAACACATGAGGCCCTGATCCGGGCCGGAATACTCACCGTGAAGGGGGCAGCATGATCGAACCGAAAACCCTGCTTATCCTAATGATCCTGGCTACCTGGGCGCTTTACGAAGTCTGCCGCCGCCTCAATGATCGGCAACGTAGAGCGCGGGGTGACCGCCGATGAAGCCTTTCGCTCTCAAGCCAGTACGCGCCAAGCGCATCGACCGTGAAGGCCTCGAGCAGGCCGCGCTGATGACCGAGCTGCGCATTCGCATTCCCGAAGTCGCTGACTTGATTTACCACGTCCCGAACGGCGGTCATCGGCTGAAGAAAGTGGCGGCTGAGCTGAAAGAGCAGGGCGTGGCCGCCGGCGTTCCCGACCTGGTACTAACCATGGCCCGCGGCGGCTACTTCGGCCTATACATCGAATTCAAGGCAACACCGCCCAATGCCGCTGCCGTTTCGGACAGCCAGCACAAATGGATTCGTAAGCTGAACGAGCAGGGCTATCTCGCGGTGGTCTGTCGTGGCCACTTCGATGCGATGGAGCAGATCCGCGCTTACCTCCGCATGGCTCCGACCGTGGTGGCCGCATGACAATGACCGTGGCCTTCTCCGATGCCGAGATTCGCCGTCGTGCCGATGATCCGGACGCCGTGCTGATGCGTGACCCTCGGCACCCGGGTCTTTACTTCCGCTTCACTGAGGCTCGTCCGCGGGGAACGTGGAGTTTGGTCGTTCGCAAGAAGTGGAACCGGATCGGCGCCTATCCCGACCTGTCGGCGAAGGCTGTGTTGGCCGCGCTGCCCGATCTGCGCATGCGGCTGGGTACTGATCCGGAAGCGGGTGCGGCCGTGTCGCCCTGGGCAACGCTGGGCGAGCTGCTGAAGTGGTATGCCGATCGTATGAGCCGCGACCGCAACCTCTCCGACAAGCGCAAGGCCACGGGTAAGTCAGCGATTGCCTGCCACCTGATACCACGTGTTGGCGATCTGTCGATTGCCGATGTTCGTCACGGCACCCTCGACACCCAGTTGATGTGGCCGCTTCAAGAGACGTTGTCGCTGGAGTTTGTGCGGCTGATCTTCGGCCTGTTGGTGGTCGCCTGTCGTCAGGCTCACACGCTGGGTCTGATACCGACCAACCCGATGACCGGAATCAAGTTCAGCGACTTCTCCAAGACCAAGATCAAAGCCAAGCCGGCGCGCCTTCGTGGTGTGCAGATCGAGGCGCTGATAAGCCAATTGCATGACCTTTTCGAAACTGACCCACAGCCAGCCATGCTCGCACTGATGATGCTCTGCCACGGCACGCGCATCGGTGAAACCCGCAAAGCGCAGTGGTCGCACATCAGCCTGTCCGAGCGCACCTGGTATCTGCCGGTGGGCAACACCAAGACCCGCGTTGAACACTCGCTCCCACTGACCGATCAAGTCTGCACCCTTCTAATCCGGTACCGCGCGGCGCAACAGGCGAGCCATTACGACGGCGATTGCCTGTTTCGCTCCCACAGTGGAAAGGGCATGAGCGAAGGTCAGGCCAGCGCCGTGTTCACCGGGCTGGGGCAGGGCGAGTGGAGCAGTCACGACCTGCGCAAGTTGGCGCGTACTGGCTGGGCAGACCTCGGTATCGACTTCCTGATTGGCGAGATGCTGATCAACCACGCCATGGGCCACAACGTGCAGGCCTACATCCACACCACCGTCGAAGAGCGTAAGCGCGCCGCCCTCGAACTGTGGCACAGCCATTTAGACGGCAAGGGTTTTTCCCTGATTCACGGGTTGGAGGGAGGTAGAAACGAAAATTCGGGTAATTCGCTGCAAGCCACGGAACACAAGGCCTGCGAGGCCATTCAAGAATCAACCATAGGCGAGGTTTAAAAATGATGAAAACAAGCCGAAACATCATCCTGCTCGGCTCTATGGCCGCAATGCATTCAGGCGTTTCTCAGGCGTTGACCTCCGGCTTGACAGTCCATGGCTGGAACGTGGCCCGATCGGTAGGGGCGAGTCCACGGCCTTGGCTGCGACAGAAGAAAGGTCGGAGCGCCCAATGAACAAGTCCCATGGTCCGGCTTTCCGTCGAGAGCTGAAGTTCATCGTCGAATGCAACGTCTGCTGTGGCACCGGCATTTACACGGGTGTCTTCCATCAAATGACCTGCGACAACTGCCACGCCTCGGGCTGGGTTTGTGGCAGGACGTTGAGAACCTTGCCGCTTATCGATGTGGTGCAGGTGCTCAACGCAAGGCTGCGAGATGCGCTGGGGGAGATCGCCAAGGCGAACAAGGCGCTCGGCGGTGCCCACGAACAATACGAACAGAACAACCGCCGCGGTGCCGGCGGGTCGAACTTCACAGGGGATTGATCGATGGGCATATATAAAGACGTGATGGGCACCCTGGTACGCGTACTGGCCGCAGACAACATCGACAACAGCACCAAACAGTCATGGCAGAAGCTGATCGATGCCGACCTTCGCCAAGGTGGCACCGGCAGCACTCTTTCACCCCGGGACAAGTTCGATTACGACTGCTGCCTATACGCGCTCTTGCATCGCCAGCTTGAGCCTGCCCAGTGGGATGTTCTCGTGGCCAAGTACTCAACGCACAAGGCCAACAAGGTCGCCGCCATTGGCCGCCTGGTAGCTCGCATGACTTCCCCGGCGCCGCAATTGTTCATCTATAAGGCGCTCACCGCCTGGGCGATCCCCAGGCTCAAGGGAGTGCAGGTCGGTAAGCGGTCCACCGACATGATCGTGTTGCCTGCCGAGTTCTACGACATGAACACCTGGGATCTGGCCGGCTCGCCGGAGCGCACTCGTCGCAACTGGCGCGGTGGCATCCACAAGCGTTTAGAGCATCTGGAAGAGGCCGCCGTGATCCGCGCGACCGAGATATTCGATCAGGAAGAAATCTTCGTCGACGCTGCTTGACCCTGATGGCCGATTGGCCGTAAATTAACCCAATCATGTCGATCTTGCGCGTTATGAGAGACGACACCAAAGCCCAGCCATTCGCTGGGCTTTTTGCTTTCTATTCCAGGCCTCGCCATCGTGCGGGGCTTTCTCGTTTTTGCTCCCCGAGAGGGAGGACACCGGATGCCTTCCCATGCCTGACAAACCAGACACTTGGGCCAAGATCTGGCTGGCCTTGAGCAATCCGCTATGGCAGGGCGCAATTATGGCCATCACCGTCTCCCTACTGCGCGTGATGTACGACGCAAAAGAAACCAGTAAGCGTCGAATCTTCTTCGAATCGCTGATCTGTGGAGCGCTGAGCTTGGTCGCATCCAGCCTTATTGAGTGGATGGCCTGGCCCCCGAGTCTCTCGGTTGCCGCCGGCGGATCGATTGGCTTCCTTGGCGTGACTGCTATTCGCGAGTTGGTGACCCGATTCATTGGCCGCAAGGTGGATGCCGCATGAAGGCCATCGCTGCTGCAATCATCATTGCCCTGGTCGCCGTCCTGCTCGTAGGCATCCAGCAATACCGGGTCATCGCTCTGCGCGGTGAGATGCAGATCGAGACCAAGAGCAAGGATGACGCCATCAAGGCCAACACCGAGAGCCAGGCGACGATCACCACGCTGCGAGCTGAAGCCCAGCGCAATGCTGATTATCAACGCGACCTCACCAAGCGGCTCCAGGCCAGCCAGGCCAAAGCCAGAAAGGCGGAGAAGAACTTTGAAGACCTCAAGCGCAACAGCCCGGCTGTTCGTGATTGGGCTGCTCAGCCTCTTCCTGACGGCCTGCGCGGGAAAGCCGGCGGTGGTAACAAAGACCCAAGCCGTAAGAATTGAAGCCCCTGAGATGATCCCCTGCGAGCGAGTAAGTGCCGATGACTCGGATCTCCGCCTCAACGGTGATGTGTGGGAGTTGAAGGATCGCGCCATCCAGTTGCTGGACACGTGTGCCGATCAGGTCGATGCCCAGATCGTGCGTAGTCAGAGCAGGTAGGAGGTAGTCCATGGCATGCAGTGGGTGCGCCGCGCGGCGCGACTGGATCAAGAAGTGGAGCAAGGTGGCGTATGAACGATCAATTGATCTCATTGCTGGAAAGACTGGTGATCGCGCAAGAGAGCACCGCTCAGGCAATGAGCCAGGTAGCCGAGAGGCTGGACCTGCTGATCCAAGCGATGGGCGAGGCTGAGCCAGAAGATCCTGATATTCAACCGCTCATGTACATGGATGGCACGCCATGCCGCTGAGGCCACAGAAGCCGTGCAACGCCCAAGGTTGCAACACACTCACTCGCAACCCTCGCTACTGCGATGACCATGCTCACCTGCTGAAGAGCACGGCCCGGGCCAAGCCTCGGGAGAGCAGCACTAAGCGCCACTACAACTACAAGTGGCAGCAGGCACGGGCCGGCTTCCTCGCGAAGCATCCACTCTGTCTTCATTGCTCGGCTCGTGGATTGGTAGTCGTGGCCACCGATGTCGACCACATCATCCCTCACAAGAATGACATGGCCCTGTTCTGGGACAAGACCAACTGGCAGAGCCTGTGCGGACCGTGCCACTCGGCCAAGACGGCCGCCGAGGACGGTGGATTCGGCAATGCGAGGCGCTGAAAGCAGAAAAACCCCGGAAAAACAGTGAAATTCGACCAAATGAGAGCGATTCGCGCTCAAGGGGAGGGGGAGGGTCGAAAGTCTGGGCCTTTTGGCTTCTAGACCGCGCCCTCAACCCTTTTCACACGCCCGCGAAATTAAAAATTCAGGAGTTGCGCGATGGGAGGCACCGCCACGGTCGCCGGCCGTGGTCGCAAACCCAAGCCGACGGCGCAGAAAAAACTTGCCGGAAACCCCGGAAAGCGGGCGCTCAACAATGATGAGCCCCAGTTCACGACCGTCAGAAATATTGATCCGCCGGAGTGGCTGAGCGAGCGCGCCGCCACCATGTGGAAGATGCTTATCCCGGAATTACTCCGGGAAAAAGTTGTTGCGCTGACCGATCTGCATAACGTCGAAGCGTTCTGCACCGCCTATGACAAGTGGCGGATGTCCGAAGAAGCCGTCCAGAAGTTCGGCATCGTTGTCGAGTCTGCCCAGGGCAGCCCAATGAAGAATCCGGCACTCACCGCAGCGAATGAATCCATGCGTCAGTTGGTCACGTTCGGCTCGCTGCTGGGACTCGACCCGGCCAGCCGAACGCGAATCATCGGCGGCAACAAGCAATCATCCACCAACGAATTCGCCAAACTACTGAGTTCCTGATGCCCAAAGCCCTGCACGCCAATGTCGATAAGGCGATGGCGTGGGGGCGTTCCGTTTTGCGCGGCAAGGTGCCGGCGTGCCGGTACATCCATCAGGCAGTGCAGCGCCACTTCGATGACCTGGCGGCCAGCCGCAAACGCGGCTTTCGCTTCAAGTTCGATCCAGTCAAAGCCGAGAAAAAGCTCAAGCTGATCCAGCTGCTTCCGCACACCAAGGGTGAATGGGCGTTCAAGCGTCAACTCATCACCCTTGAGCCGTGGCAGCTTTTCGGCCTGGCCGTCACCTTCGGCTGGGTGAAGAAGAAGGGAGGGCACCGCCGGTTCCGAGAGAGCTATTGGGAAGTGCCACGCAAGAACGGGAAATCCGTTGTCGCCGGCGGCGTGGGCATCAGCATGTTCGTTGCCGACGGCGAGTTCGGTGCCGAGGTGTACTCAGGTGCGACCACAGAGAAACAGGCGTGGGAGGTTTTCCGCCCTGCGAAGTTGATGGTCAGCAAGTCACCCCATCTCATCGAGGCAGCCGGCATCGAGGTCAACGCCTCGAACATGAACATCCCGTCAGACTTCAGTCGCTTTGAACCTCTGATCGGCAACCCGGGCGACGGTGCATCCCCCAGCTGTGCGATCGTCGACGAATACCACGAACACCCGACGTCAGCCCAGTACGACACCATGCTGACCGGCATGGGCGCTCGGCGTCAGCCGTTGATGTTCATC